TATAGTGTTAGGTGGAATGAGGATAATAAAACATGGACAAGAATATGAAAACAGCAGTAGAATGGTTAGTACAACAACTATTTAATAATGGATATTTCCATGAGGGAGTTCCTGAAGATATAGTTGAAAGAGCAGATAAAATATTTGAGAATCAAATAATAGATGCAAGAGATGCATTATTCCATGGAACACCAGAACAATACTACAATGAAACCTTTAAATCAGAATAGAATGAAATACGTAATAATTGGATTGTCTGCGTTAATTATTGAAATATGTTCGACTTTTTACATTCGGTTTGTAGCTGAATGTGAAATATACGGAATGATGTTTTTTGCTTTTATAAGTCCGTTTTTAGGTTTACCCTTCATTGGGTATATCGTAGAGTCTAAAACGTGGTTAGAACGCATAAAAATGGCTTTCTCAAGTGCTTTTGGTTATTTATTTGGTTCTATTATTGTAATTTTATTTATTAAGCGATGAAAGCTAAAAGAGTAACAGTAAGCTTTGAATACACTAACTTTAATTGTTTAGAAATAATGATTGATAGACTGAAGTCTGAGTTAATGGAAGGTAAAGAATATTTTGAAGACATGATTAAAGACCAAAACGAAAATAAACGCTATCTTCAATTTATGCAAGAGTATAAAAAAACACGAAACTTTGTAATAAATAAAGACGTAATAATAATTAAATCTAAAGTATGACACCGAAAGAATTTGCAGTAGAATTAGTAGACAAGTTTTATATTGGACTTGGAATAAAAGATTATAGGGTAGCTAAAAACTGCGCTATCTTTACTTGTCACCAGCGTATTCAAGAAACGCTTACATTAACACGAATTAAGTTTTTAAAAGAAGCAGTAACAGAATTAGAAAAGCTATGAGAGTATTTAAGCTATACAACCCTAAGCAAAAGATTGACTACCGTAAAATAAAGCGGTGGAAGGTTCGTGTTAACGTATCGAATAATTTTTATAAGAATTTTGAGTTTGATTAAAAAATAATTATTATATTTGTAAACGGTTCCATCTCACATTATAGAACCTAAAGAAGTTATTAGCCTTTTAAATGAATGCGAAGTGAGATGCGCAGGATTTTAGAAGGCTTTTTTTATTGCTAAATATTTTAAAAATGGAAGAAAAAAAATGCGAATTAATTTACAAAGGTTATGGTATCCGAGTAAATGAAGATTTTGAAACTATTTGTAAGTTAATTAAAGAAGAAAACAATAATGGTTTTATTATCCTAACTGAAACAAGTTGGCAAAAAACATCTAAAATGCTTATTAATTTGAATAGGGTAAATTCAATTATTGAATTATGAGTGGTTGGATTAAATTGCATAGGTCATTAAAAGATTGGGAATGGTACGATGACCATAACGCAACACGTTTATTAATTCATTTGCTTGTTTCGGTAAATTATGAGGATAGAATTTGGAAAGGTCAAGAAGTTAAATCAGGAACTTTAATTACAAGTTGGGAAAATTTGGCTATGGAAACAGGGTTATCAGTTAAACAAATTAGAACGGCTATGGCTAAATTAGAAAAGTCTAAAGAAGTGTCAAGATATACGACAAACAAATGGCAAGCTGTAACCTTAATAAAATGGGACAAACTACAATGTTTAGATAGTAAAGAAGGGCAAACAAAAGGGCAAGCAAAGGGCAAGCGAAGGGCAACAACTAAAGAAATAAAAGAAATTAAAGAAGAAAATATATATAGGTGTTTTCATCATTTAAGTATTTCAGTTGATGAGTTTAACAAGTTATGCATTGATTATACTAAACAACAAATTGATGATATTTTAGACCAAATTCAAAACTATCGCAATAACGATAAATTTAGTTCACTATATTTAACGGCTAAAAATTGGTTGAGTAGAAACAAACCAACACAAACGGAAAGTATTTCACCTGAAGAACTAAAAGCAATTAAACTCGGATTCCTAAAACCTAAACAATGATAACACAAGAAGGTGACTGCTTACAATATCTTTTAGATTACAAAGACGGTAAAATAAAAGACGGATTAATGATAGGTTGCGATTTAGATGAATACATTAGATTTAAACCTAACCAACTAAACATAATTCTCGGACACGATAACGTTGGTAAGACGTATTGGATTAACTGGTACTTTCTAACGTTGGCACTTAAACACGATTTAAAGTTTTGCATTTGGAGTGGTGAAAATAAGAAAGCTACAATATTACGTGACTTGCTTCAAATGTACTACGGAATAAGATTTAAGGATTTAACCTATCAACAAATAAATTCAGGAATAACAATACTTGAACAGCAGTTTAAATTTATAAGCAATAAAAATCTTTACAAGCCAAATGAGTTATTGAAGTTATTTGAAGAAAGCGAATGCAACGTAGCGTTAATTGACCCATTTACTGGGTTAGATAGGCAAATGGATTTTCAATCTAACTATAATTTTTTAAATTCATGCCGTGATTTTTGCAATAAGTTTGGAGTTACGATATACATAAACACGCATCCAAACAGCGAAAGCGGTAGAACTGGTAATATTTATCAAGAAGGCGAATATAAAGGACATTTAAAAGCACCATTAAAAGACCATATCGAAGGCGGTAAGGCTTTTTCTAATCGCTGTGATGACTTATTTGTTATTCATAGGTTAGTAAAACACGAATCAATGAAGTATTGCACTTGGGTAAACGTTGAGAAAGTAAAAGATATGGACACGGGTGGTAAACACACAGCATTAAATGACCCTATTATGTTTGATTTTAATTCAGGCTTAGGATTTAAAGTTAATGGAGTTGACCCATTACAAAATGTAAGACCTAAAATGTCAAATAGTTTTCCAGCTAAACAACTACCTTTGATTGAACCCGATATGGTTAACGGAAAAGAATTACTTTCGTTTAGCGAAAAGATGAAACAAAGTAAAGGCGATGTGCCGTTTTAACTACCTTAACTATCTTAACTAACTTAACTTGTAATATGAAACCTAAACAAAAAGCAATAGAATTAATTGATAAATACCAATTTCTTTTAACTGAAAAGCATTTTGCTAAACAATGTGCTTTAACTTGTTGTAATGAAATAATTGAAGCAATGGATAGAATAATGCTTCCGAACCCATTTAGACAATATTGGGAATTAGTAAAAGACGAAATAGAAAAATTATAAGGTCTAAAAAGTTAGACGGGATAAAACGGGATAAATTGTAAATTATAACAAGCAAAAACACGAATTATGGATGAATTGACAATTATAAAAGGCAAAGTGTTATTAGACACTACCTATTTAAAAATTAAAATTAGCCTTGAAGAAATCAAACAAAAACACGAACATAGAACCGATTTAATTAACTCAATGGAGCGTAGTTTAGCAGACTTACAACAAGTAAAAATAAGTTACGATGCTATGGAAAAGGAACTTAGAACAGCATTACAGCAGAATTTTAGACTTGAAAAACTATTAATGGAGGAGAAATTTAAAAATAAAGAATTACAAAACCAATTAAATTTTAAAGATGTCACGCTGTAAGCATTGTAGAAATAAGTTTGAGCCAGTACGCTTTAACCAAAAATTTTGTTTAGAACCTGAATGCGTTCGTGTTTGGGTAGAATCCGAAAAGGCGAAAGTATGGAAAAAGACGAAAGCTAAAATGAAGAACGATCTTGAAACTATCCAAGAACTAATTAAAGCTACTCAAATAATATTTAACAAGTACATTCGACTAAGGGATAAAGGTCAAGTTTGTATAAGTTGTCAAAAACAGCTCAAAGAAGGTAACGTGGATGCTGGACATATGTGGAGCGCAGGTGGTCATTCAAATTTAAGGTTTAACGAATTTAATGTAAACGCTCAATGTTCAAGACCTTGCAATAAAGATAAAGCAGGGGATATAAATAATTACCGATTAGGGTTTGTAGAAAGATATGGAATAGAAAAATTAAACGAAATTGATGCCTTAGCGAAAATTGAAAGAAAGTTTAGCAAAGAAGAACTAAAAGAATTAATGCAGGTTTATAAAAATAAAATAAAAGAAATAGAATTATATTAAAAAGAATAACTATATTTGAACCAACAATTAAAACTTAAATTATGAGCGTAACAAATTTTGAAGAGTTCACACACGAACTTACAAGCGAAGAAATGGAAATACTTCCTGTAGTGGTACACGGATTCCGAAACTACAAAAAGGCGAACCCAATTAAAAGTGAATTAATAGTAACCCGAATGAACGAATACCTAAACACGAAAGGTTATAAAACTAAAATGAATGGTCCGCGTTTACGTAAAATGGTTAACTATATACGTACAAACGGCATTATTCCTTTAATAGCTACGTCTAACGGTTATTTTACAACTGATTGTAAGGAAACTATCCAAGAACAAATCCAAAGCCTTCAGGAACGAGCAAACAGCATTGAACGATGTGCGAATGGTCTTAGAAAATTTTTATAATTTTTTTTTATTTCCATTGTTATATTAAAAAGAATAGTTATATTTGTCAAACAATTAAAATTTATATTATGAAAAACCTATTTAAAAGTTTAGCAGCATTTCAGCAAGAGGTGCCAGTAATTCACAAAGGAACGCAAGGATACGGATATTCGTATGCAGACCTTCCTAAAATCTTTGAAGTAATTAACCCGTTATTACAAAAACACGGATTAGGATTTACCCAACTAATTAACGGTCAACAAATAGTAACTGTATTGTTTCATTGCGAAAGCGGTGAACAAATAGACAGCCAAACAGATATTCCGCAAGGAGTACAATTAAAAGGAATGAATGATTTTCAAGTTTTAGGTTCTGCAATTACTTATTTAAGACGTTACGCACTTTCTTCGATTTTAGGTATTGTAACTGACAAAGATGTTGACGCAGCTGGAGAACAAGTAAAACCCATAAAGACGGAACCAAAGAAATTTGCTGAAAGATTAGAAGAAGAAAAAAGCAAACAAAAACAAACCATACAAGGTGAACGATTCTTAAAAGCAGTAGAAGCTATCCGTAACGGTGAATTTACAGCCGAAGAGCTACAAGCAAAGTTTGAATTAACTGAAGTTCAACAAAAAGCATTATTACTTATATAATTAAAAGCTATGTATAACACAACAGCAGCACCAATGGCGAAGTACAGTAACCACGTGCAAACAGGAAAAGAGGTAAACAAGGTTTATCAAACAAGTGATTTATCAATCTTTAAACAGATTGACGGAAACAGGGTTCCAAATTTACAACACATTAAGCGATTAGCTGATTCAATTCGTGTTTATGGAATGAAGTGTAACCCAATTTTAGTTAATGAACGAATGGAAGTAATAGACGGACAGCATCGTTTAATGGCTGCCAAAGAAGCTGAATCATTTGTTTATTACATTATTGTAAATGGATATTCATTAAGCGAAGTTCACACATTAAATCTTAACCAAAAGAATTGGACTAAAAAAGATTTTATGGAGGGATATGCCAATATGGGAATAGAATCTTATATTAAACTTCGAGAATTCGCAAATAAAAATGATGATTATGTTTTTACTGATTGTATTGCATTATGTCAAAATACTGGTAGTGGTTCGTCAAGAAGTTTGGCGTTACAAATATCTAAAGGTGTAAAATTAGATTCAAACGCTCAAATATTTGAACAAGGAACTTGGAGATGTGGAGATATTGATTTAGCACAAGATATGGCTAATAAAATACGAATGATAAAATCTTATTATTCTAACTATAATCGTTCAAGTTTTGTTCAAACAATGATGGGTTTACTTCAAAAAGAAACATTTGATTTTAATGATTTTATGCATAAAATAAGATTACAACCAACAGCAATGGTAGATTGTGCTAATCGTGAACAATACAAAACTTTAATTGAAGATATTTACAATTATAAGAGTAGAAACAAAGTAAGCCTTAGATACTAATGAAAATACGAGCTTCACAAATAGGAAAATTAATGACTTCCCCTAAAACAAAAGGGGAGGTTCTTTCTAAAACTACAAAGACCTACATCCAAGAACTTGCAATTGAACATAAATACGGAATCCGTAAAGAGTTCTGGAGTAGATACACGGATAAAGGTAACGAAGTAGAAAACGAAGGAATAGAACTTGTTAACGATGT